CGGAGGTGAACACGGTGCAGGTCGAGCCGAGTAACGTCTTGGCCCGCGCCCGGCCACGCGCCGCAGCCGCCTGGGCGCTCATGGCCGGTTCCCGATCGACCGCAGCTTACGCGACCGGATCCGCAGCGGGGTGGCCGTCAGCGAGTTCAACGTGGCCCGCTCCTCACCGGTCAGGTACACCCCAGCCGCCCTGGACTTGGAGTCCCGGCGGTAGGTGTAGTCGTCCACCGACTCCGACACGTACCCGTCGACGTTGCGGAACGCCCGGGCCGCGACTTCCAACCCGACCGACTTCGCCACCATCGACGCATCGGCGGTCGCCTGCGGGACCACCGAGTAGATCAACCCCAACGTCAGGTCCCGCAGCAACTCCGCCCTCGCGGGGTTCTCCGCCGAGTCCGGCAGGTAGGCGGCCAGCTCGTCCAAAGTGAACATGCGATCCTCCTACCTGCCAGCTCAGCCGGACGCAACCCGGGAGTCAGTACGTGAGCCTGGGGGGCTGGTTCATGCGGACCTCAGGGTCCGACTCGGGCGTCGGGAGACCCTGCCCCACACCAGAAGCGGTGTAGTTCTCCCGAGGCGTCGGGTCCGGGGTCTCCCCGAAATACCCCTTCTCCGCTGCCTCATCGAACGAAGCCTGCACCTCGTCGGCACCTGCCTCGTCCGCCGCCTTCTGGACCTCAGCGGCGGTCTTCGTCCCAGACTTCGGGCTCTCGCTCTCCGTAGCCATCTTTGTTCCTCTCCCAAATCAACGGTGCTGGATCGGTGTCGGGCAGCGTCGCCGCCCACTTCAAACGGGTCTGCTCTGCGGGGGCTTCGCTGGCGGGGGACAGATCGGCGTCATCGAACGAGGCGTTCGCGACTTGTGGCTCCGAACGTTCCGGTCGCCCCCGCCAGCGAAGGTTCATCACGGGGCCTTGACGACCGCGAACGGCGACCTGGTGGCTTCCACGGGCTGCTGGAAGTTCAGCGGGTTCGCCACCGCATACCCCGCACGGAAGACCAGCCGCAGAGCGACCATGTCCTGCTGAGGGAGATTGTACTGGATCACCGGAGGCGACGCAGCGTTGGTGATGACGCCCTCAGTCAGCAGCTTGTACGTCATGTCCTGGCGGACGCCGACGATCAGCTGGGAGAAGTCACCGACCAGGAGCTCAGCCGCGCCGAGGCCAGTCGGCCAGAGGCCGGCAAGCGAACCCGGGTACTGGATGGCCGGGACATCCGGCGGGAGCTGCAGCTGCTCACCCGTCGTCGCCCGGACCTTCCGGAGGTACCCGCGGACGGTGATGTTCCCGATCGCGCCGTTCGGCCAGTAACCATCGGCCTCGAGCGTCCCCACCGCGTCCAGGATGTCGGTGTGGTACCCACCGTTGGCTGCGGTGGCGGTGCCACGGGTTGCGGTGTTACCGGCTGCGACTGCCTTGCCGACGAGGTTGCCCTCGGTGGCCCAGGTGGTCGGAGCGGAGGTGCCGAAGATGATCGCGGCGTCCAGAGCCCGCGCGATCGCGGTCTCCATCAGCGGCCGGATCGCCCCGAACACGTCGAACGTGGCGTCGTCCAGCACGGCCTCGGGGATCGGCACGATCGTGGCGATCTCCTCAACGTACAGGTACTTGTTCGTCCACGCGGCCTCGGTGGTCTGCTTCATGCCGGTGTCGCCGGTGACGAAGTAGGCCGTGGGGAGCGCCGACAGGACCGGGAACCGGACCTGCGAGGACGACAGTGGGATCCGCGTCCCGAGCGACAGGATCGCGGAGACTTCACCGAGGGTGGTGAGCATCTGGTTGGAGACGGACTCCGGGACCAGCGCAGCGGTATTCGCCCTGGTGACAAGGTTATTGTAGGGCAAGGCACTATCCTTCCGTGAGTAGGCCCTGCCTCAGGTGTAGGGACCTACGGTGCTACGCCCGACCGGCGGCCTGGCGGATCAACTGGGACATCGAAACCCCCGTCTGGGGAGTCCCCCGAGGGCCACCGTCGAACGACGGCGGGACCGGCGGACCAGCCGAACCCTCGGGGATCAGGTCAGCGACAGCCGCAGCGATCGCCTTAGCGTCAGGTTCGCCGTCGTCACCGATAAAACCAGCGAGGTCGACGTACTTGAGCGCCTTGGCGACATCGAACTCCGGGTTCCGGGAAGCTGCCGCCGCCCTGAACTCAGTCTGCGCCAATCGTGACCCGTACTCCTTCCTGACCTCGGCCGCAGCCGACTCGCGCGCTTCCAGCAGGTTCCGCTCGGTCTCGTCCATGCTCGACCGCTGCGTCTTCTGGAACTCCGCGAGCTGCTGCTTCACGGTCTTGTGCAGGTTGCGCTCCTTGTCGAGCGCCGCCTGCAACCGCGCCACGTCCTCCACCGTCACGGTCGGGGCGGGCGGGTCAGGAGCGGGGGGAGTGCTACCGTCAGCCGGCGGCGTCGCGCCTTCAGCTGGCGGGGTGTTCGGTGCGGGATCGGTCACTGCTCCTCCTCGGGCGTCACGCCCTTGGGGCCCCACCCAGCCTCACGCCGAGCGGGTCGGTGCACTGACGATACCACCTTTCGCACTATCCAAGGGATCCTTACATGTCAATGGCTTGTCCGTCCGCCCCCGCGAGGCTCATTGATGACACCATCTCCATCGCGGTCGACCTGCTCGTGGAGCCTATCCTGGCTGAGGACCTGCTTGGCGCGCTGAGCCGCCTCCGCCGAGAAACTCCCGGACGCCACGTCGGGGTCGACGATCGGCTGCCCAGTCCGCGGGTCCAGCTCCGGAAGGTTCGCCTGCTCCTCACGGCGCTCCATATTCGCGATCTGCGTCGCCGAGTACCCGACATCCTCCCGGCCCTGCCGGATATCAGCCAGACCGGCCTGGACACGTTTGATCGCCGCGTCTGTGGTCTCCCCGTCCGTCCGGAACTCCGGGTTCTTCCAGATAGTCTCGATCGAGTCCGGGACCTCCCTGCCGGTCGCCAGACAGACCAGCCGCATAGTCTCCTCGAACCCCTCAGCGAACGCCCGCGCCCGCTGGCGCACCTTCGACACCAGACCGGACTCCGCGGCCTTCAACGTCTCCCCGTTGACGTTCGTCATCTCACCGAGCAGGTACTGGGCCGGTGTCCGGGTCCTCGAGGCCATGTCCTTGATGTCCTCGCGCTTCGCCTCCGAATACGGGTCCAGCGCGGCACCCTGGAACTGCCCGAACTTCGTCTCAGCGACATCAGTGGTCAGCATCCGGTCCCGACCGATATCGACCGGTTCGTCCCCGTCGTCCGGGAACCCCGAAGCCCACTTCTGGGGGAACGCACCGAAGTCCTGGGTGATCAGCCGGTCCGCGAGGGTCTTGTTGATCCGGTCCTGGCTGTCGATGATGTCGTACAGCTCCGAGACCCCCCCGGTCATCATCCGGGGGTTGTTCGGGATCTCCGACAGCGGCACCTCACCCAGCGTGTTCCTCAGCGGCCACGACTCGCGCCCCGCCGTCCGCCGACGCCACTCGATCCTATCCGGGTCAATCGCCTGGTCCTTCGGATACTCCGCCTCGAACTTGAAGATCCATTCCGGTAGGTAGACGGTCGCCGCGAGGTTCCCGTTCCACTCGTCGACCCACACCTTCAACCCAGCGGCCTTCGCCCGGCGGTTCGTCCCCGGCCGGAACGCCAGAATAGCCTGGCAGGCGTGTTCGACGTAGATGTTGGGGGTGTCGGTGTCGGACGGCTCAACCAGAGTGTACGACTGGCCACAGATGAGCGCCTCGAGGATCGCCAGGTCCGAGTCGCCGTCCATCCGGTTCTGCTGCCAGATCCGCCAGAGCTTCTCGTCGGCCTCTTCCTGCTTCGGGAGCCGGAAACCCTCCGCGGAGATACGCTCGGCGGTCGCGTCGATGATCAGACCGCACACGTTGGCCCGGGACATCTTCAAGACCCGCCGGAACTCCGCCCGAGCCTGCGACGGAAGCCACGGGAGCGGGTGGTTCCCGACGTAGTAGTCGTTGTACATCTCGACCTGCGGTCGGCGGTTCTCGAGCTCCCTGTGGAGCCTCCGGAGCCACCACTGAGGCGACTCGACCGCCCCCTGAGCCCCCGGGAGCATCTGCGGCACCCGATAAAGCCCTGGGGCGGTCACAGCGTGCCCTCAGGGACCACAGCGGCCCACCGAGAGGCGAACAACGTCACATCGACCTGCGCCAGAGACTTCGCTTCCTGCACCCGGACCTCCGGGGCCCGGTCAGTCCTCAGATACCCACCCGCATCGGCACACATATCGTCCGCGGCCTTCCTCATAGCCTCGAACAGGTCCTCCGTGGGATGCGTGAGCCTAGCCAGCTCCGCCACGGGCACCTCCAAGAGGACCTCGACAAACACGTCCCGCACCAGGACCCCCTAGAAGCTTTTGACGCGCCCAGAGACGCGAGTCAGGGTCTTCACCGGCTCCGGCACCTCACTGCGAAGCAACCCATATAGGGCGTTCGTGACCGAGACGAGCGGCGAAATATCAGTGTAATCCCTCCGATGCCACGCCCAGGCATCCCCGAGGGGCCTCTGGCGTGCCGCACCCAACGCCGAATTCAGCAGAGGCTGCCCGATGTGCCGCAGCCGGTGCTCCATCGCCGCATCGAAGAACGCACCACACGCCGACTTGTAATCGACGGCCGTCAGCTTCACAAAGGTCACCCCGGCAGCCTCCAGAGCCGGCATCAACGCCCCGGTAGGGCCAGCCGGGTCCAAAAAGACAGGTGCCTGCCACCTCTGCTGCAACTCCAACGCCCGCTGGATCAGCCAGTTCACTCCGGGGCGGTTCTCGACCACCTCAACGTGGATCCAACCGTCCGGACGACGCCCCGCCAACCCCACAGACGCACTCGAACGGTCCGGCGTGGCATCCAAAGCGAACGCGAGATTCCCCGAAGGGTTGCTCGTCTTGTCCTCGAGCGACTCCCACAGCGCGACCGGGATCACCTGCCCCAGAGAGCCCACGTCCCAGATCCCGAGACGTTCCCGAGCGAACTCGACCTCCGGCATCGCCGCCCGCTCGCGCTCCACGAACTCTTCCGGGACCCGGATACCCATCGCCGGGTTCGCCAAGGCCCACACAGAGCGGTCGTCGAGGTCAGCGCCGGTCTCCGCGGACCACTCGAACCACGCCAGCCGGGGGTCGCCACCCGCGTGACCCCGCTCGCGGACCGCACGGAGCAGATCGGAATCCGGGAAACCCGCCGAAGCCGTGTACCAGACCTGCGGGTTCGGCCTGGCGGACATCGTCGGCAGCAGAGCGGCCATCACAGCCGGCGAAAGGATCATCGCCTCGTCCAAGATGATCACGTCACCGGAGAAACCACGCCCCGAAGGGCCAGTCCGCGCCACGAAACGCAGCCGCTGGCCGCTCGTGAGCTCGATCCCCTCCTCACCGTGGGACGTGCGGACCCTCGAGACCCGCTTCCGGAGGTGGTCGAAGTTCGTGATCAACGCCAAGATACGCCGGAAGTGCTCCTGGGCGGTCTTGAACTCATGTGCCGAATGGATGATCAGCTGCTCACCGAACAGGAACAGCCCCGCCAGCTCCCGAGCCTCTAAAATCGACCCCTTCCCGTTCTGCCGAGATACCAGCAGCCCGACCTCGAAGGCCGACCAACGCCCATCGGGGCGTTCCCCGAGCGCTCCGTCCAATACGAGACGCTGCCAAGGGTCCAAGACGAGCCCTGCGGAGGCCGCCAAGTCCGCGGCCTCCTGACCGGCAGACGTCGCATAGACCGGGACATTACTGACCCGAGGCCGCTGCACGCCGCTCGGCTCGCTTACGCTCAAGGTCATCTACTGGATTCACCTCCTGACCACCTGGGAGATTGTCCAGCTGCTCCATCACGATCGTCAGCTGCCGCGCCAAAGGAGCCCGAGAAGTCGGCTCCACCTCAGCGATAGTCCCCGCGAGCACGTCACGGAGCGCCTCCAGCCCCGACCGGCGACCCTCCGCGACCGACTCAGCCAGCGAAGTCCGCTGCGCCAACGCCAGAAGCGCCAGACGGCGCTCCCCGATCCGCAGAACCCGATCAACCGCCTGCACATCACCCCGCCGGGCATTCGCCCACAGACCAGTCAGCAACGCATCCAGCCGCGCCAACTCCGCAGCGACCGCCCCAACCCCGAACGCCCCCTGAATCACCTCACGGGCCTCATCACCAGACGCGTACCCCAACGTCTGCGCGATCACCTCAGGGGTAGCGCCCGCCAGGTAAAGCTCCAACGCCTGCCCACGCCGCTGGTCAGCCACTGAAATCCCGCTCCTCACCAGTCGACTCCAACACCGGCACCACCCCGAACGCCTCCTGGAACCGCCGCAAAGCCACATCCACATACTGCGGCAACAGCTCCACACACCGAGCCCGCCGACCCGTCACATGAGCCGCAATCAACATCGTCCCCGACCCCAGGAAACAATCCAAGACCAGGTCACCGACCCGCGACGCATTCTTCAACGCCCGCTCCACCAACCCCACCGGCTTCATCGTCGGATGCACCACGGACCGGAACGGCCGATCGAACTCCCAAATCGTGTCCTGAGTCCGATCCTGCAACGGCACCAACCGCGGACCATCCGGCCGCCACCCGTAGTAGATCACCTCATGGCGGTAATGGTAGTCCCCATGGCCGATCGTGAACGCCTGCTTCACCCACACCAACGAATGCCGCCACACCCCCAACTCGCCCAGGACATCGTTGAACGGCCGCCCCGAAGGCCCATGCGGACCCATCACAAACCACATCGCCCCCGGCCGGCACACCTCATACGCATTCGCCAGCGACGCCCGCAAGAACTCCGCCTGGACATCCATATCCCGCGAGTCATTCGCCATCGACAGCTTCCCCGCCGACAGCATGTTGTTCCCATAC